GGCCCCCAAGTAAGGAATACCATACAATTAGAGGTTTTAGTTACAAGGTACCTCCCATAATCATCAGGGTAATGGCCCTTTAACTGAGGTTCATATTCTATCCAATCAGTTTCATGTCTGATTGGGATAGAATAAGCCTCACATTTCTTGTAGTGGATAGCTTTAGCCATCCCTTGGTTAACTATTAGGTCTAAATCCTTTACCATACCCAAGATTAAGTCATATTGACTCTTCTCATGGAAGTATAAAGGGCCATATTTTATAAGAAAGGCCTTATAAGCAGAGGTCAAAGAGAATTTAGGGTCCCTTTTAATGGATTTGTCCACTACTAATACAACTCTTTCTAAGACTGATAAATGATTATCAGACATTAGGATGGTAGTTATAGCATCTGTTTTATTCATTACCCTTAATCTCTTTAGCCCACTCTTCTAGCCATTGAACTACATTAGTATCCTCAGGTGTATCAAATTTAAAACTAAATGTAATAGTTTCAGGATTTTCTAGGCTTAATTCCTTAACTTTAGCTAAATACCAAGCCTCTTTATCCAAATCCTGCTGAATAAGGCTAAGACTTAAACCTTTTAAGCCAATTCTCATCCTGTATTTAAATGCATTCATTATACAGAAGTCAATGGTACTCTTGTAACCCCAGATATTTAACATCATATCAATTACTTCTACTGGGTACTGGTTATAGTGAGATGGGTGATTTACTTGTTCTTCTTTACTCATAATTAAAATGTTGTATCATAGGTTATATCATCAAATACAATAGGTACCAGTTTCTGGAACTGTCTTAATAATGGGCACATGAGTTCCCTCATCTGTGGATGAGCTACCTTTTGAGCACGTTGTTTGAAAATAGTTCTCCATTCCCTTAGGTTAGCAGTAACCACTATCTCAGTTTTCAGTGCATTAGGTAATACTGATCTAGCTTCCTGAGCAACCCAACCTTCTTTTAATAAATCCAGGTAAACCTGTTCACTGTTAGACATTGAGTGATACCATAATTTGGTAACCCTATCAATCTTCATGTAGTTGTGTTCATTGAGGATTTTAACTAAGTCAAGTTGTTCATCACTAAGCCAGAATGGCTGGATGAATGTAAGCTCATTACCAAACTTTTCCTTTGCATAATTACAGTACCTTGTACTTTCCTGGGAAAATGACGCAATTCGATGACGTACTAATTCATGGGAGATACCCCGGTCACATACAAATAAAACTGAAATTGACTGATGTTCTAGTACTGATTCATGGCCAAGTTGTATTAACTTAGCAATAAACTTCTCAGCACTTTCATCAGTAATAAGTTCTTCACTCTTGTAACAGGTTCTTCCTGCACGTTCAATGCTCTGTATAATTGTCTTGCCATTAATATCTGACAAGATCTGGGTAGATGGTTTAATTAATTTCATGTTATGTTATTATTATGTTAAACTTCTTGGATAATTTCTTTAGCTTCTTGTAGATTGTCACTGTATCTTCTCTGGCAAGAGAATCAATACCAGTTGATATTGCATTCAACAGTGTTTTCATACTCTGTTTTGCAATGCGGTATTGATATTCTTTCTCTACTTCATCACTCCATAATTTATATGTAGCATTAACATTGGTTACACCCAAACGGGTTAATACTCCATTAGAGTGAATTATGGCTGATAATTTAACTTGGTTACCAAGCAAGGCTACCTTAGTTTCTCGGTTAACCTCTTTTACAAAAGACTTATCAACTGTATATTGAGTAACGCATAATATTTCATCTCCAATACGAAGTAATACTTCCGGAGCTTTTACAAAAGGAATTTTTGGTGTATCCCGTACAACCATAGAGTTTTTCTTCTTCTTTGCCATGTTCTAGTTAGTTTATTAATTATATATAACAATATGATCAGGGTAGTACCAACTAGAAAACTATTTGCAATACCACTATGGCCATATATATAATAATAACTAACTCATTCTATATGAATAAACTTAGAGTACTTGGAGTATGCCAAGGGCAAGGTGCGTTACTCTTCCCACTTAGAAAGCACCTAATTGGTAATGTAGAACCAAGGGGATGTTTCCATACACCAAATGAAGAACAATGGAGGATAAACTTCGGGGATATACCATTTGTACGCAAGATTGATCAACTAAATCTACCCAAATATGTTGATATTATAATAGGTTCACCTAACTGTGGTACTAGCAGTATACTATCCTACTCTCGTAAGAAGACCCTGGGCAAACCAAAAGAGGATGAAAGCATCAATACCTTCATTACTATAACCCAGCAATTACAACCTAAGGTATTCCTTATGGAAAATCTACCAAAGCTTTTAGACTTCATAACACAAGGAGAATGGGAAACTCTATTCCTGGATTATGACTTAATCTTCCATACATATTCAGTAATGGAGTATGGCAATTCCCAAAAGAGTAGGGTAAGGCTTACATTAATAGGTGTTCGAAAAGGCTTGTCTAGTTTTAAATTAGAAGCATTCCAAAGAGTTTTCAAAGTACGTGATGTTAAGTTTACTAGAGAGCTTCTAGAAGACACTAGGTTATTACCTAAATTCTTTCCAATGAATGGAAACATACGGGAATTAAGTTCTCATAAAGTTTGTATGTATGATTATCGAGATGGCCTTAAAACTAAACTGGGCCTCAAAGAGATAAAGAAATTATGGGTAGGCGATTTTAAGGAGTGTTATAAATGGCCAATCAATTCTGCTAAGATGAAAACCCTACCTGGTGTTTATCGTAATAAACCAGATGGGTACCCTATGACTGCTAGAAAACAAGATAGGCAGTTTAAACCAAACGGTGAGATCATGAGCCCAGCTGAATTAGCTGTAATCCAGGGTTATCCATTGAAGTATAAAATATACTGCATTGATACTGATACTAAGGAAAGGAACTATTGGATTAATAAAGGTAGGGTATCAATCACTAAGGGTCCCTCCTATGAAATAGGGTTATGGTTTAAAAAATGTCTACGGAAATCCCTCCTCGCGGGCGTCTAATAACTAGCTAATATATATATATAAATATATATAACTAATAATAATAATTGGGTATAGGTATATGAGGTACGGTATATAACTTTCGATCTGAAAACAATTTAAAATAAAACAGTGATATGAAAACAACAATCGGTATTATGGGGTTAATAATCCTAGTAGTGGTTTATTTTTTATTTGTAACCTTTTCCTCTAACAAAAAACTGAAGGATGAAATTGCTATCAATGAAATTAAAACTGATTCAATTAAAAAGAGTAAATATATTGAGGTAGCTAAACCTTTTAATGTTTACCTAAAACCTGATAAGGTAATTCAGTATCTTCCAGACCCTACTAATAAAAACAGGTATGATAGTTTGAAACTAGCATATAAACAGATACTACTATTAAGTAATACAACAGGTACATCAATTATAACTAACACAGTTCATGATACATTGAGAATAGCTAACTCATTCTTGTTACAATATCCAGAAGCTAATAAACTAATTTCATTTGAATTGAGTAAATCTAGGATGGTTTTACAAATGCTTAGGATAGATGGTATACCAGTTGCTAACATCTACGACCTAAACCTTGACAACTATCAATACAGGTTCTCAGATAATAACATGACCACTAAAAGGATAGGGCAGTTTCATTTATACCCTTCTCTGAATTACTCCTACAGAATACTTAACAATCTTCATGACCTCGACTTAGATTTAAATATCAAGACCACTAATTTCATTTATAAAGCAGGTGCTAATACTTTTTATTACCCTGGCTGGGATAAACTTGGCTATGATATCAAGCTATCCGTACAATATAACTTATAAGTATGGCAGTCAGAATAGATACCTCAAAAAAATGGTTGTCATCACAAGAAATAAAAGAATTATCCACAGCAATAAAGGATGTATTCTTTTTCTCTATGTTCATTTGGGTAGTACACCCCAAACGTGGTAAGGTAAAGTTTGACTTATACCCTTACCAACGTTCTGTGTTATACCAATTCCTTGCAAAAAGGTTTAACATTATCCTTAAGTTCAGGCAAGCTGGTATTACAGAGTTAATTGCAATGTACTGCCTATGGTTGGCAATGTACCATCCAAACAAGAAGATTAACATTATCTCTATTAAAGATACAATTGCTAAGAAGGTGTTAAAGAAGATTAAGTTCATGTATAAGAACCTACCCTCTCACCTTCAAACACCAATAATCAATGGTAGGGGTGGCGAGATAGGATCAACAACAGAAATAGAATTCATAAATGGATCACTCATCACCTCCATCCCTACCACTGAGGATGCTGGACGTTCAGAAGGTTTATCCCTATTAGTAATTGATGAAGCAGCAATTATTCGATGGGCATCTACTATCTGGGCTTCTGCATTCCCGACATTATCAACTGGTGGTTCAGCAATAGTAAACTCTACCCCATATGGTGTTGGTAACTTCTACCATAGTTCTTGGGTAGATGCAGTATCTGGAGAAAGTCCTTTATCACCAATACGACTTAGGTGGCAAATGCATCCTGAACGTGATCAAGATTGGTACGATGAAATGTCTCAGGCATTAGGAAACAAAAGAACTGCTCAAGAAATTGATGGTGACTTTTTATCATCTGGTAATTCAGTATTTGACTTAGCAGATATCAAGTCAATCGAAGAGATGCTTTCAGAATACCCTGCAATAAAAACCAGATTTAATGGGCAATATAAACAATTCGATTTACCAGACAGGAAAAAACGATACTTCATTGGTGCTGACTGTTCAACTGGTAGAAGTAGTGATTACTCATCCTTCACTAATATGGATAAAGCTGGAGAAGAGGCCTCTGTATATAAAGGTAGGATGCCTTTAAATAAATTCAGCAGGTTACTTGCAGATGAGGGTCAGAAATATAACTTTGCCAGACTTGGGCCAGAAACTAATGATGTTGGTATGGCAGTTACTATGTACCTACAGGATGAGGGTTATCCAAATATGTACTACTTTACTAAGCTTTTAAAAAAGAAAGGCAAACATAAACCAGAAACAGAACAATTCCCTGGTTGGCTTACTACTACAAAGAACCGCTCTTTAATTGTAGAAGGTTTAGAAAAAGATATCCGAGAAGACAATGTAATTATCAAAGATCCATTCTTTGTACAAGAAGCCTATACTTTCATTTATGATGGTGTAGGCCGTCCTGTAGCAATGGGCAAACATCAAAGAAGTTCATCAGTAGATATTGATCTGGAAGGAGAAACTTATGCTGATGATGATATATTTGGGAAATCTATAACCAACCATATAAGGAAAGCCCCATCTAACAACGTAGTAGTTTTACCTCAATAAATAAATAAGCTTATGGCATTCTTAGGTATCAATTGGGATTGGTCATCCTTCTTAAATAGAAAACAACCAAAAAAAGCACCCGACAACAACGACGTTGGCACTGGCCATGGAATTATACCACCCGGTAGAACATCGGTAGCTAACGACACTGAGTACACTATAATGAGTTCTATTAAGGGTATGACAAAGATGGTCACACCTACTTTTAGGACTGAGCTAATCCCACTAATAAGGGATCTGTATAAGGTAAACCCGGATATGAGCATTGCATTGCAAGATATGTTCAAATTATCCAACACTGGTCATAAGGTAACTTTTCCAAATAATACAGATGAAGAAGCTGCTGCAATGACAGAACATCTTCAGAATGCAACTAAAAATTGGACAAGGTATACAGCTGGTATTGATGGTTTGGTAAACAAATTCATTGTACAATGCTTAATAGGTGGAGCAGTATCTATAGAAGCTGTACCTAATAGAAAACTAAATGGTTTAGCAACTATCCTGTTTATCAAACCAGAAGAAATAATCTTTGAGAGATTAAATGATGGTGTATATCAACCATATCAGATAAACAAGAGTGCTTCCTTCATGGGAGAGAAGAATAAAAACCTGGGTGTACCATATATAAAGCTAAATAACCAGACATTCAAATATGTATCAATGTACAATGATACTGATGAACCATATGGAGTACCACCATTCCTATCAGCACTGGATTCATTAAAGACCCAAGCTGATATGAAAACCAACCTTAAGCAAATCATGGAACTTATGGGTTTACTTGGATTCCTGGAAGTTACCATGGAAAAACCCGATAGGTTAGCTGGTGAAAGTAATAAAGCTTATGAAAATAGGCTAAAGCGTACTTTAACTGCTTTAAAACAAAACATTGCAAGTGGGATGAAGGATGGAGTAGTGGTTGGTTATAATGAAGACCATGAATTCAAATTAAACTCTACTACAAAGAACTTGGGTGGTATTGATAAGGTATGGGCATTGAATCAGCAATCCCTAGCAAATGGGCTAGGTACCAGTGGTACCATCATTGGTGTTAATGCAACAAATTCAGAAGGCGGTGCGGGCATAGTACTTAGTAAAATGATCTCCCAACTGAGGAATATACAAATGATAGTAATACATGTACTAGAATTTATCTATTCACTTGAATTACGCTTAGCGGGGTTTAATAATAAAGGAGTAAAGATATCTTTTACAACCTCTACTATTTCTGATGAAATGAAAATCCAACAGGGACTTGAGGTTAAGATCAGGAACTTAACTGCAATGTATGCTCAGGGCTTAATAAGCCAAGATGACTTTGCAAGGGAGATGAATCTGGTAAAACCAGCAATGGCTAAACCAAGACCCATAGTACTTGCACCTGGTGCTGGTGTATCATCTCCAGATGCTGCAGCAAAGAAACAGAAAAGAGAAAAAGGTAAAGATACTTCTGATCGTAAGGTTAGGGATAAAGTAAAAGTAGTACCCAAAAGGAAAGATCAAAAAAACACTTAATAATATAAAGACATGTTTGAAGACATATTAGTACTTGGCAATGGCCATACCTTAATAACAGGACATAAACCAAAGGGTATAGGTGAACAAGCTTTATCAGATAGCATATTTAAAGATGCTAAGGTAGCTGAAAGCCTATCATCATTTGGTTTATTTGGTAGTGGTATGAATTATAATACCTTCTACCCAGACTTAAAACCTGAAGATATCAACCCAGTAGATGGTGACTTTATTGAACCAGTGTACAGAATGTTATCTGAATGTATTGTATCTAAATATATGCCCACTGATTTTAGTCAGAACAATGTATTGAAGAACTCAATGCACCTATTAGTAGGCCAGACAATTAACTGTGACCATGAAACAGATACAGGTAATGCAATTGGTGCAGTAAAGAATGTTATGTGGCAAGAGTCATATACTGATAACATTAATGGTAAGAAGGTATTTGTCCCTGCTGGTATAAATGGTCTATTTAAAATTGATGCTAAATCTAACCCAAGGTTGGCAAGGGGCATATTAATGGACCCACCATCCATCCACAGTAATTCAGTAACTGTAAGGTTTACCTGGATGCCATCACATGTAAAAATGGATATCAATCAGTTCTACGATAAAATAGGAACTTATGATGATAAGGGAGAACTTATTCGTAGGGTAGTAACTGAAATAATATGCTACATGGAAACCTCACTAGTATCTGCCGGTGCTGACCCATTCGCAAAACAGATAAGGGACGGCAAAATTGTATTACCTGAAACTGCTGCAGCAAACAGCTTTTCAGAAAAAACAATGAGCAAAGGTACTAAGACCCCATCATTCTATATGGATTACAAAGATCTATCCAGGATGGAAACAATACACAATACTATGATATTTAATTATGAAAGGGAAACCAACTTAAAAAACAAAGACAATATGAATGAATTAGAACAATTCCTTGCCATTCTATTTGGTGACGGCGTACTTACTTTATCTGAAGGTGCTAAACCTGATAAGGAAACTGCACTAGCACTAATTCAGGGTATGGTAACTAATGGCCCTTTAAAGGATGCCGAAATTACTCAGCTTAAAGCTGATAAAGAAAACCTGTCATTAAGTATCACTGCTAAAGACACAGAAATTGAACAGCTTAAAGCTGATAAACCAGATGCTGCTTTAGTAGCCTTAGGAACAAGTTTATTATCTGATGCCCGTGTTGAAACTATTGCAAACTACAATAAAGTGGTTGGTGAAACACCAGATGCCTCTATTGTAACCATGCTTAACAGTGCAAGCCATGAAACTTTGGTAGCATTAAACAAAGGTTACAACCAACAGTTAGAAGAAAAATTCCCACTATCCTGTAGCAACTGTGGTTCACATGATGTAAGCCGGGCCTCATCTTCTAAAGAAGTCCAGGAAAGTAATTCAAAAGAAGAGGTAAAAGATACCCAAACTTCTATTGCTGCATTACGTGAAAGGAAATTCCGGTCAGAAAAACAGAATTAGTGGAATCAAACTCAGAGAGATAGATATCCCTTATAAACACTCTTATTAAAAAGAACAAAAAAGTATGAACAATCAAATGACGTTATTGGGGGATATCACCCCAAAAAATGTGATTCACAAAAATGAGTCACATAAATTGGCCAATGCTTTCCCTGTAGAAGCGGGCAAAGTAATTGTTGAAGGCCAACAGGTAGTTATACTACCAAATGGTAATATCCGGGGTTTTGAAGCTGCAGATAATTTGAACCATATCATTGGTATAGCAATCAATGGTTCTGCACATGCTGCTTATGGTGCAAGTTTACAACATGGGCCTGTTGATGTTACAGTATTCGTAAGAGGCTATGCCATCACTTATGGTTTTGCTTCTGAAGCCATTAATGCCGGACCTGTTAAACCAAATGGTACACTTGATGCTACCTTACGTTTCTCCCAATATGCGCAAGCTGAAGTAAATGACCCAGTTATTGCCATTGCCCTTAACCCTGCAGAATTGGGTGAACTTGTACAATTACTAATCCTGTAACAACATAAGAAAATGGAAGATAATAAAAAAATTGATCTGTCTCAATTGAAGGCAAATGACTTCGTAAAAGAATTCCCACAGATGGTCCAATCATTGGATGCAGTTAGGGGGGGTAGTGATAAAGTAAAACCAGTAGAACTTTCATTTGATGAATTGGTTCAGGAAAAATGGGGTATATCACAGGATGATGTATTAAGCCGGGTAGGTATTAACACAAAGGTTGATACCATGGAAAACATTTTCACAATGCCAGATCCAAACATCCGTTGGGTAGTTCCTGAAATTATCCGTACTGCTATTACATTGGGTATGCGCCAGGCACCTTTCTATCCAAACTTAATTGCAAGTGATCAGCCAATTACTGGGCTATCCGCAATCATGCCATGGATCAATATGAGCGATGCTGCTCCATCAAAATTGGGGGAAGCTGAAACCATCCCACTGGGTACTATCAGTTATGGACAGAAAACAGTTAACCTGTTCAAAATCGGTAAAGGTGTAAAAATTACAGATGAGGTAAGAAGTTATGTATCACTTGATGTAATGTCAATCTTCCTTCGTGACTTTGGTATTCAATTGGGTTATGCAATGGATACTCTGGCAATGGATACTTTGATTAATGGTAATAAACCAGATGGTTCAGAAGCCGTCTCAGTAATTGGTGTAAAAACTGTTGGTGCAATTGCTTATCGTGATTTACTCAGGGTATGGATCCGTTCTGCAAGAATGGGCCGAGTATTTAGTACCATGATTGGTGGTGAAGAAATTGCCATTGATATCCTGGATTTGCCAGAATTTAAACAACGTATGTTGGGAACAACTGTTGCAACATTAAACATCAAATCACCGGTACCAAGTTCTTCTGACTATTTCATTCACCCAGGTGCTCCTGATAACACAACGTTATTAGTTGATAAACGTGCTGCAATGATTAAACTTACAGCAAAGAACCTTACACTTGAAAGCGAAAGAATTGTATCAAATCAAACTGAAGCAGTCTATGCAAGTTTGACTACTGGCTTCTCTAAGATGTTCCAGGATGCTTCCATCTTAATTGATCAAAGCAAACTGTTCTCAGCTTATGGTTTCCCAGCATTCATGAATATCGACCCTTACTTAAGTGTAGCATTGGGACAATAACCTGTTTTTTACAAACTTGAAAAAGAGGCTGCTAATATATGGTAGCCTCTTTTATACTTAAAACAACAACACAACAAAAATATATTATTATGGCAAAAACTAAAAAAATAACGCTTGGTGCTCAGTCAAGTTATTTCCATGACCCTTACACAAATACATCTATCGCAAAGGGTGAAGTAGTTGAAATTGAAGAAAGTAAATTACGTACTAAAAGGATACGTAGTGCAATGGCTTCTGGTCACTTGGAAATTGCTACATCTATTGATGTTGAACTAGATGAACTTGATGGTGAAAAACTTATCAAAAAAATTACAGCTTTAGCAACTTCTGGTAAGGATTCAAAGAAAGCTGCAAGTGCATTCAACAATGATGAAGTTTCATACCTTTGTGAAAAATTCGAAATTGAACCTGAAGAATCAGATACCAAACAAACTTTGGTAGATGCATTATTCGCTAAAATTATTGAACAGTCAAAAAACTAATCCTCAAAAAACATAGGCATGAAGGTAGGTTATTCATTTACCAAAAATAGCTTGATGGTTACATTTAGAGATATATCCAGAGAAGTCCCGGTCGGTAGTACATACCACTGGGACTTTGGTGATTCTAATGTAGCCGAAGATGATAAAAACCCGTCCCATACTTATTCGTTGCCTGGTTTTTATCTAGTAATACTAACAATAACCCCAAATGGGGAAACACTACCCCAAAGTTATAAAGTGGTAATTGGGGTAAGTGATAAAGCAATAACCACATTATCTGATTCAGTCTATAACCTTATAGACTTTATCCTCCCAGCAGGATTCATTACACCAACTGATTATGAGTTCACTAAAAGAATTTATATTGAGAAATGGCAACTATATATACAGCCTCTAGTAGACCATGATATTCCACAAGAAGAATATAATAATGAATTATACTATGAAGCACTAGAAAACCAGCTAATAATGGAATTGGCTGTATATGATTGGATAAATGCAGAAATGCTAAATCTAATGGGCTCACTATCCCAATATGGCTCATCAGGATCCTCAGATGGAGGCAACAATGGTGAAGTAAAAAAGATTACTACAGGTCCTACAGATGTAGAGTTCTTCAGCTTAATTGATACAGCATATAAAACTCTTGTAGCTGCAATAAAAAAGGATGGCATAGTAGACGTAATTAAAAATAACCTCTGCATGTTATCAGCAAGGCTTTCCATATACATCCCAATTTGCTCAATGCTTCCTACTGGGGTTATTGTACCAGAGGTGGCAAATCGAAGAGAACCAGGATTATTGGGTGGACCCAATCCAACATTCCCCATTAGAAAATAAGTCATGGACATAAAATCTAGGATCCCAGATTCAATGTGGGGTAGGTATAAAAAAATTGTAGTAGACTTCTTAGATAGTGATGTGGGTAAAAAGGTAATAATTTGGAAAAAGGCAATCACCACACCTTCCCAATTTGGTGAAGACAGCCCAAACACCTTTTATCCTGATATCCAGTTAGAAGTATTGGTAGGGGATAACTTTTTCCGTACCTGGCCAATAAATAGGGCAACACTAAGTGGAGAATTAGACAACCAAAACTGTTCTATATGGGTATCTGCTAAAAAACTACTAGAACTGGGTTATTTAAACTCTAATGGTTATTGGGCTTTTGATAAAACCTTAGACAGGTTCATAATAGATGGTATAACCTATAAAACCTCGGGTGATACAGAAACAGCCCAAGCAAAAGATACTTCATTGCTTTTCATGGTGGTATTAAAGAGGGAAGAGATTGATAACAGTAGACAACCAATAGCTGATTAAACCATGGCAAAACTATCTAAATACATAAAGAATAACATTACCACAACAGAGCCTGGTTTTATGCTAGATGCTAGAGTGGGTGAACTAATTGGCCAAGGTGGTAATATACCAACAATCACAGCTAACTCACTAGCCTTTTTTGATAATTTCCCAAACTCAGGTTTTTATCAAAACATAGGGGCATTGGGTGGTACATACTCTGCAATGTTTAGTGCACCATTCTTAAAACAGAGAGTGGATACCATTGATAAAGTATATACCAGGTCAATAGATGTATCTATAGGTCCAGGTGCTATAATACCAGAATTTAGGTTATATGGTACAAGCCAACTTTCAATACCAGTACCTGAAGCAGAAGAAATCAAACTAATCCTTGGTCATCAAACATATACTGTAAATGTAAGTACAGCAGAGAATTTTAAAATAAGTGCTGATGTAACTGGTTGTAGTGTTGTATTTCCATCACTTGGGAGTGTTTCTAGGTCTATAACCTTTATAATCCCAACCATATCACTGCCTATTACTTTTAACGGAGTACTGATACCAGCAGGTAATACTGTATTTGCCATATATACACTTGGTGTATGGGCAATAGATTCTACAGTAGTGAACATACCAGTAATACCAAACTATTCTGATATAAGTGTACAGTATAAAGTTAATGAAGACATTACACTTATAGAATTTTCTGGGGGTAAACTGTTAACAACATCACCAACTATATTAGGCTTCTTAAAAGATGACAAGGTATTACTCTCAAAACAAAACAATTTAAATGAAATAGGTGTATACCAGATTACAATAAAAACTATTTCCTATGCTTTATTACAACCAATATCTTTAGGCATAAACTTAAATATTATAAGGGTAATGGGATTTGGTTCATACCAAAATCAGTTTGATGGTTTTGATACATCTACTATATCTTTTTTAAGACTAGTGGACAAAGCAGACTATTCAGGTCAAAATGTATATGAAAATGTGGGAGGTGTTGAATCAACTACTAAAGCTGATGTTGAATTATCAAAGAGAGCTGGCTATTCATCCTATGCAGGATATTCAAATAGTGCTGGGGCTGATGAAGATGGTAACAATATACCTGCAACTTATGCTACTAAAGAGGCTTTAGATTCATCAATAAGACCAGATACAATGCTTGTCTATGAGAAGGCTACATTTATATCAAATGATTTTGGTGATATGCCTAAAAGTACATTTGAATTGTCAAAACTTCCAATAAGTATAGCAGGTATTATTGGATTATATACTTACCAAAGGATGCAATGGGATTATGCATCTCCACAATTATTAAATGGTAAGGTACTTACCATAAATAATGATTCAATGAGGGATGGTGCAACCAATGATCTTTATGTTAAATACTTCACTCAAATACC